ATCGGTTTCAAGAACTTTAAGCCTATTAAAACTTTCTCGTCATTCTCTTTTCTGTTACCAATAGAAAATTTTACATTCTTGTGTGTTTCGTTTTTAATTTGTATGTCAAATTCTACCACAGGACGATCTTCGTGCGTTCCTGCTCCTACATTCACTTTAATTGTATCAATTATTGGTTTCTTTATATTCTTGCCATCAATGGTATCAAATGATACTTCATTATTATTTATAGAGATATTGTCTCCGTGTAAAACACAATATCCATCATTACCGCTATCTACTTTAGCTCTATAATTACCAACGCCAAGAATTTTCACATTTTCTTTTTGTGAAAAATCTTCATTACTTTCGTAAAAATATCTGCTAAATGAGATCATTTAATATGTACTAGTAGAAGTTGATCCAGTGTTTGGTTTGATCATTCTACCAAGTTGCATTCCAGCCTTTAATGTTTCTCTCATTTTAGGATCTGTCTTGGCTCTTTTTAAATTCATGATTTCTAGTTGCTTCTTCTTTTCTAGCTCATTTGCTGCTTTTTGTTCGTCTGAAGATAAAAGAGCAGGTTGTTGAGTCGGCATAATAGCCTCATCAAAGATGAAAAGTTTTAAATAATCGTTAACAACATTATCAAAAGATTCGTTTTTGGTCTTTTTGTTTGCCTTCTTCTTTTTCTTCTTGCTAAGTCCTGCTACACTGTAGGCAATCGCAACTGCTTGTTTTTGTGGCTTGCCAGCTTTGATTTCAGTCTTGATATTCTTTGCAATTGTTTTCTTGGATTTTCCTTTTTTGAGTGGCATAAACTTATTTAGCGTTTTTCCAAGATTGAAAGAAAGATTCTCCTGTTATTTCTGAAGATGCTTGGTAAAATCCTTTACCTAAACTAGAATTTATCACATTTTCCATTTCTGCTAACTTAGAAGTATAATCAGTTCCACTTAATGATGCTTCTTCTAATTTTTTAAGAAATTCTTCTAATTCTGGCGACAATCGAGTTTTTTCTTTATCTGTAGAAGCTTCACGAATAAATGAAACGATATTATTGATCATGTCATAAACTCTTCTTTGTGATTTTTCAATCATTTCCTGCATCTGCTTGGCCTGATCATCTTGTTCTGGCAATCCTTCCTCACCCATTCCCGGTTTTTGAGGCGTTTCGGGAGTTTCTGGTACATTCTGGCCTTGAGGAGCATTTTCCTGTTCTATCAGCGTATAATGTTTTTCCAATAAAGTTTTGAAATTCATATAACTTTATTTATGCAACAAATTTTTTATATTTAAGTCTTCTTCAACTTTTTTGCCAATAAATCTAAGATTAGAAGATTCGCAAAATTCTTTTAATTTTTTGTAATTAATATTTTTTTTGTTCTGTAACAAACTTTTTAACATATAAATATTGTTATTATCAATTACAAAATTTGTAGAAATTTCAAATAATGAATAATTAAATATTTTTGTTGACTTTTTAATTATTTTCTGTAAAATGTCTTTACAATCTTTTTCTGTATATAAATTATGTAATGTCTTTAATTCGTATTCTGGATTAAAAATTAATATATTATTGTAATCTTCTTTTAAATGTTTAATTATTTCTTCATTTAAGAAATGTAATATTATTTTATTTAAATCTCTGCTATTAATTTTTAATTTTAAATTATTATCAAATAAGTAATTACCTATTACTGTTTCTATATTTTCTTGTAAAAGATAATTTAAATTTATTATATTTATATTATATTCTTTTAATATAACGTTTAAAAACATTTTATGTATCTTAACTTAAGAAAAATAATTGTCAAGTGAATTTCTTAAAGAAAAATTAAAAAAGTTGAAAAATAACAACTTTTGTTTAAATAAAATTAATGGAATGGGAAAATATACCCGAAGATGTTAATAATTGGTTCGGTTTTGTGTATTGTATCGAAAGATTAAATGCAAAACAAGGAGAGAAACGTTATTATTGGGGATGTAAACAATTTATACGTAATACTAAATTACCTCCATTAAAGGGAAAAACTAGGAAAAGAAAAGTAGTAAAAGAATCTGACTGGAGGAATTATTACGGAAGTAGCGAAGAGCTAAAAAAAGACGTAGCAGAACACGGAAAAGATAATTTTAAACGAACAATTTTAAAATTATGTACTTGCAAATGGCAATTAAAGTACGAAGAGTTGAAGACTCAATTAGAGAATGATGTTCTGCTAAGAAGAGACGTTTACAACGGCATTATTCATGCTCGTATAAACTTCTGTCCCAAGAGTTTACACGAACATTATAAGATACTATAAAGTATTTTTTAGATTTCTTTTTTGTGGTTTTTTCTTTTTAAATAAATCTGCATTCGGATTACCAAATACAAATCTTTCATCTCCATCGGCATAACCCTTATTTTGATTTGGATTTAAGATACTTCCTTCTCCTCCGGCAGTCATAGTTTCTAGCAATTTATGATATAATTCATCAAATCTGTTCATTGAAATATTTAGAGTTAATGGTATAATTATAGTTATAATGAGTCTTTACGATAGATATAAAAAAGAAATCGCAGAAGAAGTAAAAATTGATGCCTTTAACATCAAGGATGTAGCAATGCTTGCTCCCTCTAAGAAGCATTTCTGGGCAGCTAGATTAAATGATCATAGAATTGAAATTCAAGATTTAAAATATAAAAAAGCAAAAATTATCAGAGCACTAGTAGAAAAAGCAGATCAAAATTCTCCGGTCAAGCTTTCTAAAGTTAATCTAGAAAAAATGGTAGAAGATATGCCAGAGATTCAAGATCTAGATTCGAAGATCAAAGAACAAGAAAATTTGATCGCATATCTCGAAGATGAGCGTTGGACTTTTTCAAAACTCACAGAAGACATCAAGAATGTGATTGAAATCATGAAACTAGAACAACTCTAATGTTAAAGGTTGATTTCGACAGCAAAAGAGGAAAGGGAATTATTTTTGGAGACAGAGTTCCAGAAATAAGAGAATATTTTTCTGTCGAAAATCAAGCAGCAAAGTTCAATCGTTCGTTTTATATTCCAAAAAGACTATATTGCATAGCTCCGAATGGATTGTTTGATATTGGTCTTTCTCATGAAATAAATCAGTTCTTGGAGAAAAAAGGATACAAAGACAGAATTGAATTCACAGAAGAAGCAAAGAAAGAATTATTTCCAAAGTTAGGAAAACCATTGATACAAAGACTAGCATTAGATCTACGAGACTATCAAGTAGATGCAGTTTCCAAATGCTTAGAAATGGGTAGAGGACTTGCAATCATGGGAACTGGTGCCGGTAAGACGCTCACCATAGCCACATTAATAGAAAATTATTATTTGTATTCTCAAGAACTCAAAAAATTCAAATGTTTAGTAATTGTTCCAGATTTAGGTCTGGTAAATCAGACTTATACCGACTTTGTGTCTTATAAATCAAGCTTTTCAGTTTCTAGATGGACAGGAAGTATTAAGCCAGACTTTTCTTGTAATGTTATTATTGCAAATATAGATATTATTAGAAATAAGTTCGAAGAACATCGTTGGATTACTGATGTTGATCTTTTAATTGTAGACGAAGCTCATAAATTTGGCAAAGGAAATAAATCTTCTAAATTAATTGAAAAAATTAAAACTCCAAATAAGTATGGATTTACTGGAACATTACCAGATGATAATTTAGATAAATGGAATGTTATTGGAAAAATTGGTCCGATTTTAATAGAAAAGAATTCGCATGAATTAAGAGAAGAAAAGTTTCTCACAACAGTTCATGTAAATATGATAAAGTTATCGTACAATGATGTACCTGCTAGAATTGTTAATTCTGGAAATCCTACAGATGATTATTACAATGAATTGATATTTATTTCAAATAATCCGTTCAGAAATAAGGTTATTCAAACTACATGTAGTAACTTTAATAATAACATACTCATATTAATTAATAACATTGATCATGGACAATATTTGTATGATTTATTTTCAGCAAATCTAAAAAACAAACAAGTATTCTTTATTAAAGGAGATGTAGCAGTAGACGATAGAGATAAGGTAAAAGCTATCATGGAGTCTACAAACAACGTAGTATGTATTGCAGTGAGTGCTATATTTTCCACTGGCGTGAACATCAAGAATATTCATATGATTATTTTTGCCGCTGGTGGAAAGAGTTTCATACGAACTGTACAAAGCATCGGACGTGGACTTCGTTTAAACGATAATAAAGAAGAATTAAAAATTATTGATATATCAGATAATTTACAATACGGAAAAGTGCATTCCTCCAAACGTAAAGAAATCTATGATAATGAAAAGATATCATATAGTGAACATATTATTAAAGAAAAGTAGTTGAATTAATATTAATGTGCATTATAATTAATAATAATAATGGAAACTACAATCGCACCCAAGAAAGCAAAAGAACAATATTATGTAGATCCTGAAAAGTTTAAACAAGCAATCACTGATTATTATGTAAGTGGAGATTGTGATGATTATCTTGGAGGATGTTTAAATAAAATTGCAGAAGGCTTGGGGTATAATGGTAAGTTCATAAATTATAGTTTCAAAGAAGAGATGATTGGAGATGCACTAATTAAGATGTTCAGTGCTTTAAAGCGAAAGAAGTTTGATGTTAGTACAGAAACATCACCATTCGGCTATTTTACCACTATAGCATTTCATGCTTTTATTAATAGAATCAAGAAAGAAAAGAAGCATCATGATACTTTGGTAGAATATCGTCAACGAAAGTATGAAGAAGAATTGTCTTCTTCCGAAGGGCACATTTACGTAAAGCCTATTTTAGATTCTACCGAAGAGGAAATATTTTTGGAATAAACTTGACTAGAATTTTATGTGGCTTATCATGAGAAGATGGGATTATTTAGGAATTCTAAAATAGCTATCTTCTCTGATATTCATATTGGGGTTCATCAAGATTCAAAATTCTGGCACGACATTTCTTCTGATTGGGCGAAATGGTATATCGCTGATTTAAAGAGTAAAGGAATTACGGATATTGTTTTTTGTGGTGATTATTTTCACACAAGAGACGAAGTTAATGTAGACACATTACACTTCGGAACTAAACTGTTAGAATACTTCTCTGATTTCAATATGGTGATGTTGGTTGGAAATCATGATTGCTATTTGAAAGATTCTTCAGAAGTAAATTCAATTACTCAGTATAAAAACTGGGCAAATATAACTATTATTGACACTCCCATCACAGTTGAGGAGTATGGAAAGAAGTTAAATTTTATTCCTTGGGGGATTAAACTAGATGGTATTCCAAAATCTGACATAACTTTCGGTCATTTCGAAATTCAATTATTTCGTATGAATTCTTTTGCTTTGTGTGATGACGGATTCTTGGCAGAAGAAATTCTAGAAAAGAGTCCGTTGGTATTCTCTGGTCATTTTCATTTAAAAGATGAAAAAAAATATGGAAACGGTAAGATCATTTATGTAGGTAATCCATTTCAGATGGATTTTAACGATGCTGGTACAGAGAAAGGATATTACACTATTGATCTAGAATCTGGAGAAACCGAATTTACCAAGAACACAAAATCTCCAAAGCATTTTAATTTAAAGTTATCGGATTTGATTTCTGAGAAAACTATCACAGATTCGATCAAAGATAAGTTTTCAAACAACTTCATCAAGTTGAAAATTGATAGACGTATCACGCCAGAAGATACGGAATTTTTGTTGACAGTATTTAAGTCTTTAAATCCGTCACAGCTTAATGTAGAATACGAGTCTAACGTATCGGACTATGATCTTGAAGAAGAAAAGCGAGACTTTTCTGGAATTGATGTGCAACAAGCTATCATCGAATTTATTGACATGTTAGACACTAACAATAAAAAAGATCTTATTCAGTATACAATCGAACTTTATCAAAAAAGCATATAATGAAACGAGTTAATTTTAAGAAAATTAGTATCAGCAACTTTCTCTCCTTTGGAGAAGAACCAGTTGTTTTAGAATTTAAAAAAGGTTTGCATATTGTTACTGGAGTGAACCGTGACAAGGCGGATAGACAAAATGGTATTGGTAAATCAGCAATGATCGAATCATTATATTTTGCTATTTTTGGAATGACTATCAGAGATTTAAAGAAAGATCTAATTCCCAATTCGTTTACTAACGGAGTGTGTCAGGTCATTTTAGATTTTGATGTGGTTTCGGAAAATTCAGAAGATTCTTACAAGATTCATAGAACATTAAATCCTTCTAA